TGTGACGCCGAGGTGCAGCGCTGTCCGGCCATCAGCGCGGCGCTGCTCTGGCCCACTTTCAGCTTTCAGCTGTACTGCCCCAACCCCTATTGGCACAGTGTAGAGGAAACGCTGGCCGCGACCATCAAGGTGACACCTGTGTTCCGCCTGCCGGTGTGCTACGACGCGCACCAGTTCGGCATCCGGGAGCAGGCCGATTATATCCGCATCGTCAACAGCGGTCTGGATACCCAGAACTTTCGGCTTTCACTGTCGGCCAGAGGGCCCGTGGTCAACCCCGGCGTCCTTAACACGGAAACGGGCGAATACCTGCGCTTTGTTACGACCCTGCAGGACGGCGACGAGCTGCAGGTCTACCGCGAAAACGACCTGCTGCGGGTCCAGCAGCTCATTGACGGCAAAGCCTACGACGTGCTCTCCATCCTTGACGGAAGCAGTACCCTTTGGACGGTGTATCACGGTACGCAGGCATGGCAGCGCACCGCAGAATCCGGCGACGGCTGGCTTTTCCTGACGCTGACCATGCACGCAGCGTATTCCACCATCATCACGGAGGGTTCCAATGGCTGAGATCATTTCTGCACTGACAGCATCCGGGCACAAGAGCATCTGCGTCTATGATATCCGGCTCAATCTGCTGGGCCGCATTGAAAGCTGGGTCTCGCTGGTCTGGCCGGAACGCTACAACGTCTATAGCGACACCCAGGGTGCACAGCTGGAGCTGCACGACACGACCGCTTTGCAGGCGCTGTGCCGCCCGGACCGGTATCTTTGGCTGGTGGGCAGCGACCGGCTCATGCGCATCGTGTCGGCCCAGAAATCCGACCACAAGCTGGTGATCGCCGCAAAAGACGCCGCCTGCATTCTGGATGAACGCGGTCACACGGACACCCTGAGCAATTTTGCCGCAGAGGAAACGTTGCGAAGTCTGGTATCCAGTGCTGCTGCGTGGCCCTGCCTTGAACTGGGCGATGCTGCAGGACTGACGGACACCTACAGCGGCGAAGTCAAGCCCGGCAGCCTGCTGAAGCTGGTCGAACAGGTGTGTCAGGAGCTGGACATCGGCTTCCGGGTGCGGTTCGATCAGCCGGAAGCGAAACTGCTGTTTGAGCTGTTCCGGCCAAAACTCGACCCGAACGCCCGGTATGCGCCGCAGTACGGCAACCTGACCGACCTGACCTATACCGAGAGCATCACGGACTATAAAAATGTGTGCGTGGTCGTTGGCGCGGAAGGCACCGCCACCGTGGGTGCAGCGGAGAACACCGGCTCTGCCCGGCGGGAGCTGATCGTGGATGCTACCAGCAAAAAGAAGGAAAGCGGCCAGTCTCAGGCGGACTATCTTGCCGCCCTGCGCGCACAGGGCGAGCAGGAGCTTGCCAAACATACCCGGCTGGAAAACTTCCGCTTCACCCCCACCGGCAGCATCACGGTGGGCATGGTGGTGGAGGCCAGCCTGCCCGGAACGGACATTCAGGCCGCTGCCCGCATTACCTCTGTGACCCTGAGCTCCCAAAAAGGTGAAAACTCGGTCAGCACAGAGATCGGCACCCCGATCATCAGGAGGAAACAATGAGCATTATCACATATCCGCTGAACGGCGTGGTTTACAGCGCCGAGGACGTGGCCACCTACCTGTGCACCCGCACATCCGGCGTCTACTCCAAAGAGACCAACTTTGCTGTCAGTAACACCGGTACCCGGCAGATCACCGTTGCGCCCGGCCTTGCATGGATCAATTACGACGACTTTAAAGGCGTATCTGTGTGCAGTCGGGAAGAGAACGTCTTGACCGTCCCCGAAGCAGACAACACCCTCAACCGCGTGGATCGCGTCGTGTTGCAGTTTGACACCTCGGAGAATATCACGGCGATCAAGCTCAAGACCGGCACGCCTGCCGTGGCCGCACAGCCGCCCGATATCCTGCAGAACCATAATCAGTACGAGCTGGGCCTGTGCACCATTTCGGTGCCCGCAGGCTCCACCGCTGTCACCGCCGCCGACATCTACGACACGCGCGCAGATGAGACCGTCTGCGGCGTGATGCGGGATGGTGTGCAGGGCATCCCCACCGGAACGCTGGTGCAGCAGTGGAAGGCCGTGATCGAATCCATGAGGGGTGGCAGCTTTTATACCCGTGCCGAGGTGGATGCGCTGTTGAAAAGCTTGAAAAGCGTGGATCCTTTTCCCGTGGGCAGCATCTACCAGAGCACCGACCCCACCAGCCCTGCCGCACTGTTCGGCGGTACATGGCAGGAGATTGCGCAGAACCGGGTACTGATGGGTGCTGGCAGCGGCCACGCAGCGGGCACCACCGTGGAGGCCGGACTGCCGAACATCACAGGCTCTTTTGTTGCGGATGTAAAAAAGGGTGAACATAAGGTATCCGGCGCATTCACTGCCGGCAACGTGATCGCATCTACGGGCGAATACAATTCCTTTTCTGATGTATATAAGTTCAGTCTGGATGCATCCAAGTCTAATGCCATCTACGGCCGCAGCGCCACCGTGCAGCCTGCCGCCTACTATGTGCACATCTGGCGGCGCGTGGCCTGAGAAAGGAGGTTTTGAACCATGAAGATCATTG